GTATCAATTGTTTTAATTGCATCATCGCCAGTTAATACTGCTTGTCCTGCTGGGTTACGGGCTGCCATTTTGCCTGCCCACTTACCAAAGGCGTCTACTTTATTTCTAAATCCCTTGATATCTTTTTCTTGCTTTGTAAATTCTACAATCTGTGGGTTTACAGCCTCATCAGATTTACGTCCTGCAGTTGCAAGAATATCCCATGCATCAGAACCCTTTGCTTGTAGTTCTTCAGCACCACGCTTTACGTTAAAGAAGTTGTCAGCGCTAACAAATGCTTTATCAAAGGTAGCCTCTAAGAAAGATTCAAGACCACGAGTAAGACGGCGGTCTGCACGAGCAGTAACTACGCCATTACGGCGATAAGTCATGCCATCTAGGCGACCAGAAAGTAATAAATGCACATTTGATGCTTCAGAAAAAACATCTTCTGCTCTTTCAGCATTAAACATTTTCTTTTTAGCAAAAAAATCTAATGCTTCATCATTATTGTAGCCAGGAAAACGTCTTCCAATTTCACGGCGAACAATTGCTTTCTCTGCTTCATTTCTAGTAGAAGCAAGACGCTCAATCTCTGGACCAAACTGCTCATCCCAAAGTTTTATGACACCTTTATCTTTAAATACTTGAGATACACCAGCAGCGACATCATCGCCAGCCTTAGTTACAAGTTCTGCCAACTGTGTTCCACGAGTTGCAGCCTTGCTAGTTCCACCAGTAATCCAAGTAAGTGGGTCAATAGCAAGTTGGTAGATAAAGTCAATTACACCTGATACATTCTTAGTAGTGCCATCAATATAATCACCAGTAAGACCACCATTTTTAGGTGGCTTTCTATCAAAAATTCTAGCAATATCACGACCAGGGCTAAACTGTGCATATTTTGCAGCATCCATTACTTGCTTAAATGAATCTGGATTATTAAATGCTTCTTCAATAGCAGCAGTAATTTCTGGAGTTAAATCTCCATATGCTTCAAGAATTTCTCCAGGCTTCTTGCCCTCAAGTAATCCTTTTGCTACATAAATTTTTGCTTTACCAAATGTATTTTCAGCCTCAGCAATTGCTTTGTTATCGTATAGGTCTCTGCCGTCCCAAGCATCATCCCAAACTTTCCAATCAAAAATATTTTCGCCTTGTGCAACCTGACGAGCAACCTTGTATGGCTCATTAATAACACGGTTATATGCGCCAGCAACTTTAAACAATCCAATAAGTGGGCTTGCAAGTAGTTTGCCAGTAAATTTTAATGCACCCAAAGCACGGTCACCAAAATCAGGTGGCTGTTGCATGTAATCAGCATCGCCAAAGAATGACTTCAAACCTTCTTGAGCATAAGGGTCAAGTAAATCAAACTCTTTACGTGCATCGGCAGATGACATTTGAGTAAGTTCTTTATTCTTTTTTACAGCCCAAGACATTTGCTCAACTTGAGTTTGTTCTCTAGGTGTTAAATTTGCTCTAGTTGCTGCCTGATAAAGTGTAGGTGACGCTTCAGCGACAATGGGTTTTAAAACTCTCACTATACGCTCCTAAATAAACTTTGAAAGAATAAGTTCTACTTCGCCTGTATCATCAAACATTGCTACTTTTGCAATGGTATCTCTAGGATTTGATTTGTAACGTGGCAAATCCATCATTGCTTCTGAGCCAACTCCTGGTCCAGCATCAATACCAGCAGTTCCTGGTTCTTCTGGAAACATAGTTGGTGCATCAAGAGGCACAACATTCATACCACCCATTGAAGGAAAAGGATTTCCTTGCATAGGTTCTTTTACTTGGTTGTCGTAAGTTTGCTGTCCTTGTCCATAAGGTAATCCTGGGATGTAGGTTGCTGCCTGAGTTGGTGACCCGTCAGTGCGCTGACTAAGACTTCCAGGACCAGATACTGGTGCTGGGTTATTAGGTTGTTGGTATCCACCTTTGCCTGCCATTTAATCCTCATCCTCTTCTGTTTCTTCCGTAGAAAATGTTTCATTGTTATATTCTTGAGCGCATTGAATCATTCCATATGCGTTCCAAGGCGTCATAGCCTCGCTTACCTCTGTATGTAAATATCTTGTTCCCCCATAATCTGCCCACTCAGATATTAAAATCCAGTTGACACAAACAAATTGTTCGTTGGTTTCTTGTTCAATTAAGAAACGCATTGCATCTTCTATTTTTTCTTGGAATTTGCTACTCATGCGTATTGTGTCCTAACGACAACTGGCAACGCTGTATGAATATCCCACTTAGCAGCAATCTCAATTGCTGTAGTTACAGCGACTTCCGCATCTTCTGGTGAAAAAGCAAGACCTCCATGGCAATAACTTTCCATAACGCCAAGAGCAATGTCACCACCAGAGCCAGAGAAGTAAAGACCATTAACATCACGGTCCCAAGAGTAATCCTCAAACACAGGATAAATAACCCCACGAACAACAACAATAAATGACGAATCGTGTTCGGCAGCATCCCCATCTTCTTTCATGTCATAGCCTGCATCAATAAATGCTTGACGCATTTTTGGAATAAATTTTTGAGTCATGAACTTATCTAAGTTCTCATTTACTGTTGGCTTTGGTGGTTTCCAACCAAACTGTAAAATGTTAGAGCCACGGCTAGAACCAGAACCAGCAATTAAGATTCCATTGTTTTCAATAATCTTATGAGTAGCAAGGTCCATAGGACGACCATTATCGTCAGATGAACGAGAGTCGCATCCAATAACAGCCCAGCCATCACCCTGTATCGCAGCAAGTGTTGTCATCGTCCCCTCTTTGCTTATCTACGTATGGATGTTCTTGCGCTTGCGCTTGCCTTACCGCCAGATGTTAATGACGCTAATAGTGTTTGGATGTCTGGTCTACCTGCGCCACCTTGTGGAGGAAGAGCGCCTCCTGCTGGTGCGGCGGGAGCAGGGGACATTTGCTCAACCTGAGGTGCACCAACAGGAGGTTGTTCTGGAGTGAAGACCTCGTTAATAGCGTCTTCAATACTTACACCCTTTTGACGTGCCTTGATTACATCTGCAATTTGTTTTACCAAACCAGTTGGGTCTTGTCCCTGTGTAATCATCTGAGGAATTGCTTGAGCAGTTGCCTGTAGTGCGCCAACCAAAGTGTTACGCATTTCTTCTACTTCAATTTTTTCTTGTTCCATTGTTACGTTAATTCCAAATGGAAGTTCACGCATTGCCATATCACGGCTAATTAACTTACCGCCAAGGGCTTGTAGCATAAAGATAAGTCCTTGTGCAGGGTTAAGTCCCGCCAACATTCCATAACGAACATCGGCTGAGTAATCCTTTTTAATATCCTTTGATGGTAGATACTCAAGGCTAAACGGTGAGCCAGCATCTACGCCACGAATTGTCTTTTCAAAGTTAAAGAACTTCTCATCAATAGTAAAGCAAAGAGAAAGAACTTCCTTTAGAGAGGAAGCAAAGATTGCTTGAGCAGATTTAACCTGTGTATCAAAACCACCCATAAGCGCTTGAACGCCTTGTCCTGTGATAATTGATGCATCAATGTTTCCAGTACGTCCCTCTGGATAACGTGTACCAGTACGAAGTTCTGCCTGTAGTATTGATTGTTCAGTAAATGCTCCAGGTGGAATGTTAAGGTCCACACGGCGCACACCTGCTGGAGAGTTGGTGCGGATAATCGCATCTCCACCAAGTTGTAGTTCTTGCACATCGCTTGGAACAACGATTGGTGCCTGTACAGATTTCTCTGCTGCTTCCATCGCAAGTAATGCGAACCTATTACGAAGCAGTTGGATACCTAATACATCATCAAATTGTCCACGCATTTCGCCATCAACAGATGGACGTTTTGCTACAACAACCATCATCTTGCCAATTGGATTAGGCGCAGATGATAGAACTAGGTTGTGACGTTCTGGCATATAAATTAAAGATTGGTCTTTATCGTAATAACGAACAATCTCAACTTGAGCATGCAAGTCTTGCTTGTATCCTCTTTCGCCAAGAAGTTGTCCTTCAAACTCTGGGAACTGTGCAACCAGTTCTGCAAGTGGAAGGGTATAGCGTTTAGCAAAGGCAATACAACGCCCATAGCGGTCAAACTCTGGGTAAGCCCCGATTGGACTTTCTATGCGTATGCGAGGTAAGCCTGCTTCTTCGTCTAATTCAATTATGAAAGGGACGAAACCGAATGTGATGTACCAGTCTGCGCCTGTGTACATCTGTACTTGAAAATCAGAATGTATAAAATAGTTAGAAGCAATACGAGTTCTCTTATCAGCAAACTGACGTGCACGGTCACTAACTTGATTTGCTGCCGAGCAGTTAACTGCT